GTGTCCATCCACGGCTGCCCGGCCACCGGGTTGGCCGGAGCGGAAGCCCCGCCGAACTGCGACTTGAGCGCGGCAAAGTTATTCTCGATATTCTGCAGGTCCGTCTGCCCATCGTGATTCGGGTCAAAAACATCATCGGTAAAATTCTGCGCCATGGCCTTCTCCTACTGGCAAAGTTTCAGGGTAAAATGTTCGACCAGGGCGTTCACGGTGGGGGTCGGGTCNNCTGCACGATGGCGGAGAGGATCTCCAGCCGTTCCACCACGTTGGTCGGGGGGTTGGTGTCTCCGTACCACAGTTTCATTTTCACCGAGGGCGCGGCCAGGGGTTGGAAGATTTCCCGCCATTTGCGGGTGATGCCCATGGTTGCCCAGGTGGTGCCGGAGGGGAGAACATCCGCCCAGCGCTGGCCCTCGCCGGTGACGACCATGTCTGCCAGCAGGTAGGCCAAATAGCGGCCCGAGGCCCCACGGTCGATCACCGGGGACTTGTAGCTGCCGTTGAGCACCCCGCCGGTGTGCGAGCACTTGAGATAGTTCTCGCCGCCGTAGAGCACCATCTCCGTGTTGGTGAAGGTGCCGGTGGTGTAGTCGCCTGCCTGGGTGGCCTGCACGGTCCAGTGGTCCGGCGGGTCGGCCAGGGTCACATAGGTGGAGCGCGGGGTGTCGCCGTACAGGCCGTTGCTGCTCTTGGTGTTGGCGAACAGGGTGAAGGTGCCCGGCTTTACCCCTGGCAGCGGCAGGTTAGGCGAGGAGAGCGAGGCCAGAAATACCCCGCTGGACCAGGACAGCCCCATGCGGAACTCGTAGAGATCCACATCAGGGTCATCCACCGTGGCGGAATAGGCCCGGATGGATGAATTCTCGCCCACGATGCACTCCAGGCTGCCCAGGGAGACCGGGGCAGCATTGCGGCCCTGCACCGTGCGGCTCACCACGGGCGCGATGTTGAGCGGGGTCCGCTTCTCGCCGATGGCCACGGTGATGAGGCGGAAATAATAGGTGGAGCCCTCCTCCACCGGGTCGATGGTGAAGCCGTTGCCGGTGGTGTCGAACTGATGGGTATAGGTGGCGCCGTTGTCCAGCGATATCCAGACCTCCACCCGGTCGAACCATGGGTAGTCGGCTGGGATCACATAGGAGACCTTGATCCTGGTAAAGGTCCTGAGCCGAAAAAAGTAGTTCTCCTCCACGATCTGGATATTGCCCACCTCGGGCGGGGGGCTGGCGCGGTCGGGCAGGGTGCAGGTGTAGACGCCCTCAAGATCGACATCGTAGGCCTGGTTGTAGAGCGCCTCATCCTCGTAGGCGAACACCAGGGAGACGGTGCCGTCCTCGGCCCGGTCCTTTTGCTGGACCCGCAGCAGTTGATTGGCGATTGCCCGGGCGGTGCAGGAGAAATCCACCAGGTCGTGGGGCTCCAACCGGATGCAGTTGTCGCGGAATGCCCCGCTGATGGAGCGATCCAGTTGCATCCGCTCCAAGTTGTAGGTGGCGATTTCCCCCACATGCGCCTTGTCGGTGGAGCCGAGCAGGGAGAGTTCGTTGACCACCCCCAGGCTGTCGCCGATGGGCAGGTCGTCCACGGTGTAGCCCTTGGTGGCGTCAACGAATTTCACCAGCAACCCGGAGGCCTTGCCGTACCGGGAGGGCTGGGAGATGGTGATCGAGGCCTTGCCGGAGGCATCCTGCACGATATGGGAATCGTCGATGACCATGGCCACGGTCTCGTAGTTGAGATCGGCGTAGCGCATGGAGTATTTTCCGCCGCTCCAGATGATCTCGCCCCGGAAATGGCGGAGTATCTCCTCCAAAACATCAAAGGACTTTGTCTTGTCGGCCAGGATCATATTGATCCGCCAGCCCTTGAGGTCGCAGTAGTTGGCGGCGCTGATCCAGGAGGGGAGGTCGATCAGGGCCGGGTCGGTGCCCAGGCCATAGCGGGGGTTGGTGAACCAGTCGTAGGCGGCCAGCACATAGTTATCGCTCCAGGCCGTGATGCCGGTGCGAAAATCATAGAGCTTGCGCCCCTTGATAAGCATGGTGATGAGCGGCTTGCCGGTGAAATAGTCCCGGTTGTACTGGAGCTTGAACACCCCGTAGGCGCAATACCGCTTGTTGTCGGTCCATTTCGGCACGGCACCGGCAAGGTTGGTGTCCACGGTCTGCGTGGCGGAGCCGTTGTGGAACCAAAACGAGGCATTGCCGCCGTAGGTGTTGTACAGGCGGCCATCAAGAAACCACTGGGGCACGCCGTCGATGGAAACAACACCCTCCACCTCGCCCTCGCCAAAGTTATGCACCAGCCAGAGGTCCTTGTTATCCGCCCCTGCGGCCTCGACAAAAACCTCATTGCCCGCCACCTCGTACTGGCCGTAGATCACCCGGTGCGGCTCCTGGGTGGAGCGGGTGGTGAGCTTGTAGCCGCCGCGCTCCACGGTGTTGGCCGCCGCGGCCGCCGGGCTTTTTGCCATGGATTTTTGCAGCACGCCGCCGACCACGGAGGCGGCGGTCACCGCAAAAAAAGTGGCTACCGCGCCCCACTCCAGCGCTTTTGCGGCAACTATCGCGATTAAAGGGAGTGCTGCCGGCATCGCCACGCCCTCTCAATAGTGTAGTTTTTCAGGGGCAGCACGCACACCCCGCGTGATTCGGCCGCGGCGATGATATTGCCGTTGCCGCCGTCGATGGCCAGGAAAGGCGGCTTGTCAGATCGCTGTAGCCGCAGCAGGAGAATATCCCCGGCAAAGGCGAAGCCTGGCTCAATCGTGGGAAACATGGAGTTCATAAACTCGACCATCAAGGCCTTGGCCGCCTCGGGCTGGTCCTGAAACAGGGCGGCGTAATCCTCGCGGCGCACCCCGTGGTATTCGTCGGGCACGGCAATCCCGCATTCAGCCAGGTAGATCAGGATGGAGCTGAAACAGTCCACTGCGCCCAACTGGTAGGGAAGACCGATGAATTTACGGCTGATGGATGCCAGGCTCATCAGCTCACCTCCGGGGTTTGGCCCCACCAGATATTTGCATCCTCGATGCTGGGCAGCCAGCGCTCACCCCCGAAGTTGGCGGTGTTGCCCAGGGCCTCGCAGCGGGTATAGGAGCGGTCGCATCTGGACTCGCTGCCCGAGTAGCCGCACTCCGTGCCCTTGAACACCGGCCAGGAGCAGGAGGATGACTGCATCCGCATGGTCTTCTGGTGCCACCGGACCATGTCGCTGGCGATGGTCAGCTCGATGCTGCCCTCCGGGCTGCGCCAGTCGTCGATCTCGCCGGAAAAGAGCACCAAATGGTCGTCCGGGTAGGCGCCGATCAGCTTGTAATCCGCATCGAGCGCCACCAGATAGAGAATGGCCGGTGAGCCCTGGGGGTTGCCGCCGGTAAAGTACGGGGCGAGGGTGCCGAGCAGGTCGTCCAGGGCAAGCTGGGCGGAATCGACAATCTTGGCCAACGAATAGCTCACGTTGCCGAGCTTGTAGGGTTTTGGCTGGTACAGCTCCCCGTGCCAAAAGATCGGCACGTCGCAATCGGTGAAGCAATGCGGCAGGCCATCAATCACCATCCGGAGCAGGGTGAAGGCCCTGATCTCGCCCGAGGCCAACTGCGCATCTATGCCCGGATCGACGTCAAGCATTGAGCTGGCCCTTGAGGGTAAGGCCGGTGGTGACCAGCCGGTTGTAAAAGGTGTCGAAGCTCATCAGGTCTTCGCCGAACTTGCAGCGCACCTTGAGGCGGCCAGAGAAATCGAAGGTGATGTAGGCCCCGGCGGCCGGCGGCCGGGGGCGTGGTAAAGGTGATCTTGTCCGCGCCGTCTTCGCCGCCGGCGGCGGTGAAGGTGTAGTCAACCCCGCCGCCGGTCTGCTCCGCGCCGCCCACATAGACGGTGTAGCCTGAGGCCAGCATGGAGGGCAGGTTGTAGATGGCGGTGGTGCCGGTGCCGGTGCCGACGTATTCGCCGGTGTAGGGCGAGGCCCACGGCAGAAAAACGTTGAACGGAAGGTGCTTGCCCTTGCGGCCCATGAAGAACTGCCAGAGGGTGCGGGCGTTTGCCGTGGTGATGTTTTTATATTTCAGCGGAAAGCTGCGCTTGGGAAACAGCCACTTCTGCTTGGTGACCGACTCGCCGCCTTCGTATTCCGAACCAAGGGTACGAAACTCGATGGACTCGGAAAACGGATTGACCGGGCGGGCACCTGTGAGCAGATCTGGGAAGGCGGTCATATCACATCACCCTCTGCAGATCGGAGCGCAGGCCCCTGTCGCCGCGCTGCAAGGCTTCGCGGAGGGGGCCCAGCACGGCCTGCGGGTTGCGCCGCATCATCTCGGTGATTGATTGGGCATCAGCGGCGATGATGGTGATGTTGATGGGGGCGGAGCCGCTTGCCGGTGCAGAGGAGGATGTTTGAGCCCCAGCAGCCCGTACCGGAGTAACCAGGCCACCTTGTGAACCCATCATCAAATATTGACGGCCACCTGTGTTCAGCAGTTCCGGGATGTTTTGCTCGTTGACCTCATAAATTTTCCCTGCGGAAACCGGACCACCACCCGCTCTGCCGCCACCGAATAACGAAGAAAAATCAAAATCACCGCTGGTGCCGACCATGGAGTCATAGGACTGCGTGTAGGATGTCCCAGGAGCGGCGGCGGAGGTAATCCCGGCATCACCGCCGAACATTCCCACAACAGCGGTGGCAGCCGTGCCCAGCAGGCCCCCGAGAGCACCTCCTTTGCCGAAGTCTTCGCCAACCATCGCCATCATCATCTGGGCAGCGGCCCACTGGTCCACCATCTTCAGGGTCATTTCAGTGAAGTTGTCCAGCCAGTCATCACTGCCGGTGCGCAAAGATTCGAAGAAGTCGACTCCGGCGTCCTGCATGTTGCGGAAAGCCTGGATCTGGAACTGGGACATAGCGTCGGTCTTGTTCTTGAGGTCGGCCAGGTCTTTCTGCATGTTGACGCCGACTGCTCGGGCAAATACCGCTTCGGCCTCTTCCGTCTGTCTGCCCATCAGGGTAAGGAGATGGGATTTTTCCAGCAACAGGTCGTAGGTATCCTTGATCCCCTGAATCTCCCGCTGGTCCTTTGACATCCCGGCCAACTCCAATTCCTTTTCCAGGGAGAGCAGGTCTTCATTGGCTTGGACCTTGTACTCTATCCCTTTGGTCACCTTCTCCATTTCGTCTGCCTGCCTGGCAACGGCCATTTGCGAGGCCTCCCAAGCGTCGATGCTCGCTTTGCCGCCTGCCTTGTCGAACTGGATATGGTATTCCGTGGCCTTGTCGGTAATCTCCTGCAACTTCTTGTCAAGACCATTCAGGCCGGAGAGGTTGATCTCTTGTTCCAGGTTGCGCTTGGTGGAGGTCCACTGTTCGGCAAGCTGCTCGGCTTTCTTGATCGCGTTTTCATCAACGACTTCCGTAATTTTTAATGCAGGAGCAGTAGCCGCATCCCTGGCTTCCGCTAATTTGTTGTGGGAAGACTCCAGCTTGTTCAGGCCGGATTGCTCCAGGGCCAGCGCCCGCTGGAACGCATCGTTGCTGCCGAGACTCGCCCGGGGCGTACCGCCGTGGGCTGTGGCTGTTTTGTTGGCCGGACCATCCTTCCAACCAGCCGCCGCATGAAATTTTTCCGTCTCAGCCGTGGCGGCACGGATGCTCGCCGTGTAATCAACCAACCAACTGCCGGCGGCATAAATGGCGGTACCTGCGAGGATATACGGGTTTTGCCGGGCCACGACATTGAAGGCGATCTGGGCCACCTTCGCGGCCCCGAGCGCCGTAACCACCGCCACAATTGGCGGGGCAAAATGGCCGGCCACATCAACGGCTTTTTTGGTCCACTCGTAGGCTTCGCGCATATCATTCTGCAGCGATTTTGCCAGTGGGGTAAGCTGCCCCTCTGAATCGATGAGCGATGTGCGGATTTCGGTGGCTATCCCAAGAATATCCTTATAGATCGGAGCAAAACCATCCCGCAAAACCTTATCGCGGACAGTCTCCAGGGAAGAACCGACCGCAGCCCAGGTTTCCTCGATCAAGTCGGCAGAGGACCCGAAGCCCTTGAGCATCTCTCCGACATTCTCGACCGTTGTCCCTTGCTCTTTCCATAGCTTGAGATGTTCTTGCAGCTTCGGGTCGATTGCGGCAAGCAGCTTCGGAAGCCGGTCGGTGGCCCGTATCTGCCCTTGCATCAGGGCATTTATTTCCTGCCTAATCTGGACATCCTTGTTCTGGCCAACGGTTACCAGGGACAGGGCATTGGCGATGTTGATGAAGCCCTGCACCTGCTTCTGATTGTCGATATCCAACAACACTCCGTTCTGCATCAGAGTGTTGGACATGGCGGTGAGGTCTTTACCGCTGGCGATGGTTTTCGCGTCGATGGCCTCAAGAGCCGGAATCAGCCGCATGGCGTAATCGTTGGCATCTTTGAAGCCCCCGGCCAGATCGCCGGAAGCGCTTTTTTCGGAAAAGGTGGTGATGAATGCGGTGGCTTCCGCCACGCTTAACTTAAAGCGCTCAACGGAGTCGAAACCAACCTTGAAAACATCAACGGCTCCAAAAGAGAGCCCCACGGCAGCGGCCGCCTTGACTGCGGTACTGACCATGTTGTCCATGGCCTGGTTGTACGGAGCCCTAGCCTGGTCCACAAAACGGAGGGCGATGCTGATGGCGGCGTCTTGGCTGCTCATTCGTCCTTTTTCCCCTCCTCGGTTTTGCGGTGCTTTTTGGCAATGGCCTCGATGGCCAACACCCTATCCAGATCATCCTCGCAGCCGTCAAGGGCTCCGAGGGTGGTGATTACGCTTTCTATTCTCAGGCCGCCGGAGAATCCTTCTCTCCCGGCTTGGTCACAGAGGCCCCAAACCTTCCAGGCTTTAAAGTTGGCGGTAAAAAGATGATCCGGCTTGGGACACTCCCCGCAGGGAGGGTCATAGTCCCATTCCTCGGCACATTCTTTACAGCTTACTTGCCCTTCGGTGAGGTGCCACTCACTCCAGGCTGTGAGTTTCCCGAGACCGCGCTCCGTTCGGCATTCGCGGTGGCGGTCAGCTTGGCCATAACCTCACCGACAAAATCCGGGTTGTTCTCCCAGACAATCCGTTTTTGCTCCGGGGTGCAGGGGATCGGCTCACCGGTCTCCATGCTTTTTGCATCCCAAGCGATCACCTCACGGTCGAACATTTCAACCGTAAGACCAGCGCCGTCCGTCACCTCAACCCCCTGCTTGATCTTGGTGTGCTTGGCCCGGAGGTCCGCAATCTCAGAGGATTGCAGTGGGGAGCCGGTAACGGTAATTCCGCTCACGACAACAGTGATGCTTTGAGCCTTGGTTGTTCTCAGTTTCATATCGTTCCCTTTCTTTAAAGTTGATTATCAGGTTCCAGCGCCGGATCAATCGATCAGCATCGAGATCTCATCCTCGCCGTCGGTGGCCAGCGCGGTGAGTTCCATATTCAGTTTCACCGTGGGTGCGGACGGGCTGATGGTGGGCACGGTCAGCCGCGCTTTCGGCTGGGTGATGGTGACCAGCTTCCCGGACGTGGCGTCGTCTCCGAAGGATATCTCCACGTCTTTCTCGTTTCCTGCCTGCATACCGTCGTAAAAGTAGCCGAGGTCGTCGCGCCGCATGAGCAGGGTCAGGCTGCTCTTGACCGAGCGTTGCCCCTCCACATAGTCGGTGGGGTTCTCCTCATCGCCGATCTCCTCTTCCATGTACTGGATGCCGTTGTCGAAGGTGAGGTCCAGGCTGGTGATCTTTTTGACGGTGGCTCCGCCGTCCATGCTCGCCTGGAAGGTGCGGGCCTCAACAGGAGAACCCACCTTGGTGCCGGTGGGCAGGAATGGGGCGACCACGGTGTCGATGTTCTGGTCGGCGGTGAGGCCCGGGGAGATGGTGAGGATGTTGGTGGTGTAATCCACCGCGGTCACGGCGTACCCCGCGCCGGTGTTGTCGTCGGTGCCTACCTTGATCTTGCCGCCCACGCAGTATTTCTTGGCATCCTTCACCTCAATGGCGGTGATCGGGGTGGCGACATAATCGACTGCTGCGGCCAGTTCGTCAGTGCCAACCCAGCCCATCTTCATGAACTGGCCGGAGAAATCCCACTTGACCGCGCCTTTCTTGGTCACCGAGAGCTTTGCCTGGTTTGAGGTGACGCCGTTGGCGAAAAACACCGCATCTCCGTACTTCATCCACAGGGAAAAGCTGGGCAGGATCTTGGCCAGGCCATAGGTGACTGAGGTGGAACCGACCACGGTCTTGCTGCCGAACTGCGACTCCAGGATGGCGGAGCCCTGGGGGGAAGCGCCTGCCGCGCCGCAGCGCATGTACATGGGCAGGTTCCAGGTGCCTGCGGAAAGAGCATCGCGGAACTGGTCCATGAGCGAGCGGGAATCAACAATCTCCTCGCTGTCGGTGTAGGTAGGGGCCTGGCCGATGCTGCCGTTGCCGGCCGGGATAACCAGGTCGGTGGCTGCAGGAAAGGCAAGGGTGCCCTTGGTGGTCTCCTTGACCGCGAAAATGACGTGCTCGCGGGACAGGGCAAGGCGGTTGAGGATGCTCATGCTGGTTCTCCTTTAAGGTGGTTCGAGCTATGATTCGAGCAGTTCTATCTTCCAGGTCTGCACATAGAGGAAGCGGCCCATATGGACATGGACCCGCTCCTCCCCGATTATTTCCGCTTTGCCGAGCCCGGCAATGAGCTGGCCTGCAACCCCATCTTCGATGACATCCAGGATGGCATCGCAGGTGTCGTCTCCGTCCGCTCCGTTCGGCACATGGGCGGCATAGGCAAAGACGTGAAACACATGGCCCCGCTGGTAGGTGGCTGCATTATCCTCTCGGATCTCCAGCGGCTCTCCGAACTCGATGCCTGCGGCGGCAACGGAAATCCCCGGCCAGGCGTGAGATTCGTTGAAAACCGCCTCCTCGCCGGACCATTTTTCGCAGGGAACAGTGAGCCCGGCTGCGGCGATGGCGGCGGCAACCTTTGCCTTTAGGGCTGTTTTCAGATCGGTGCGGAGGCTCATTTATTCCCCCAGTCTGTCATCCAGGTTTTCGAATAGCGACCTTCGTTGAGTTTAGTGGTGTACAGGGTCTGCAGGTTGCGAATGGCGCGGGCCCGCTCCTGTTGCAACACCGGCCCGACAAATGGCCGCGCTTTAACCCGGCGGACACCGACCCGTGGTATCGCCCGGTGGATAGCATCCCATTTGCGCTGCGCGCCCTTGAGCGTCTTGAGCTTACTGAAATGCTTTGCTCCAGGATTGAGCAGCCTTGAGGCCATGCCCCGCTGTTGTTTGCCGGTGATCGTCAGAAAGAACCCTGCGGCATGCCGAGCAGCGGCGCCGGTAAACTGGCGGCTGATCGGCTGGAACCGCTGTACCTGTCCGCCCTTTATTCCGGTCTTTAATCCGGTGTGATTCTTGTCCATAAACCCGGCATAGGCGGCAAGATCAGGAACATCCACAAAATACCGGCTGAACCGCGCCACCCACTTGCCGTAGCCCTGTCCCTTGCGGAGATACTTGGTGATGGGCGCATACTTCCAGGAGCCGCCGCCCTGCGACTTGGCATACTCCTGGATCTTGAGGTTGAGCCGGTACGACTCGCTGCGCAGGGCAGCGGTCATGGCGGCCGTGTGCCGCTTGGTAAATTGGGCGGCGGTGCTGCGAAAATCCTTGAGGTCAACGGTTGACTGGATCATTGCTTCACCAACTTGACAATCTCATGTTCCGGAATCCC